CTCTCATCTAGAGGGTCGTTACCAACCTACCAGAAGGAGTATTACCTAGAAACCACACCTTGTAAGGCATGGCACTAAGACTTAGGTCCAAAAGCTTGAGGACCCGTACTGTACTCTATAGCGGCCCCGTTGCATCACTGCAATTAGGGTGTCTTTCTTTCGAACCCGTTTCCCGGTCAATTCTGACCGATATCCGGGTGGTTGCGGAACAGCTATCTCTTCCTCGAAAATCGCATTGCTGCAATTACGAGGCATGATATAGCTAAAAGTGCCCACGGGTCCTTCGGAATCTCTTCCAAGAGACTTATTAGCAGCTGAAAGCTGCTGAAGGCACCACCAGAGGTAGGGTTCATGACGCGTTTCCTTTCGAGTATTAGCAAAAAATCGCAAGTACTGGAAGGTCACAATGCCATGTCTGCCACCTTTGGGATCCCTTTGATTCGTTAAGAACATTAACGGTTCAAAAGGATGATCCGCATGAACTCCCCCGTCTGCAGGGTAGTCACGCGGTATGACGTAGGGACGAATCCCTACGGCGACCATGTGACTCCCTAGCACGTTGAGAGTTCCCAGCACTTCTTGATCCGTCCATCGTCGGCGCAAGCCGTTGATGATCGTGTAGAGAAATGCTTCGTACTTACATCTAGTAAGTTGACTGCCGCTATCGCTCATTCCGAGTTGGAACGGGCGGACGTCCAACCCGCGGAAGTAGTCACTCCCGCAGGATTCTCTGAAACTACCAAAAGCATAAGTTTTATCTTCGTTTATTACGAGTCCGAGTTTTGGAAATATTTCGGACACGAAGGGATGAAGACGACTGTCATAAATCAAGTCGTCCCCATAAGCGGAGACTTGGAGATTCTTGTGAAAGAATTCCAAGCTTATGCCCTTAAGCAGGGCCAGAAACACAAGCGTTTGCAGAGGAAAGGTAAAGCCAATACCCATCGTAGAGAATGTTGTTGTCTCGACGGTGGAACCGGCTAACCTAATCTTCGAAATCCTACCGAGCTTCAGGGCGTTAGCCCATCTAACCGGCAAGAGTCGATCAATCAACTGTACAGTGATATTATCACTGGCCAGCGATTGGTCAGCAGTAGTGAGATTCAACTTCACACTGCCGACTCTGGCTAGCTCACCATGGATCTTTTGGAGATTCTTGATGTTATAGCCCACTGCAAGAAGCCTAGCGGTCAGAACCTTCCCTAAACCATTGGAGTACAAACTTCCAATGGTCGAGTTGGCCATGATCATTCGGCGACTTTTAAACGTCTTGGGGACTAGTACAGCATCGAGGGACTCAATCGCACGGTAAGCGGTAGATAAATCGCCGCCACACTGATCCTCTAAGTACTTACGAGGACGCGAGTTCCAAACCAAGTATCGGTGTTGAAACCATGCAATGTGAGCCTCAGAACCCGTAAGCGGTACCTTCCAGCGCTCTGCATAACAAGCGTCACGGAGTGGTATGCCAACGGTTGACTTTCGCGCAAAGTCGCAATGGAACAAGAATTCCTCCTCGTCGAAGTCCTTTAGGACTCCTTCGATCCAACCTTTCGCAAACATGATGACGCTCTTTGTTACATTAGAGCTGTCATCAAGCACGAAGGCGGAGAGGCGGCGCTGATTGTCCATAAACTTATCTACGGACATTTGCGTCACTTGTGAAGGGGTATACACATCAGTTTCGAAGGTATACTTCTTGTACAGATTGGCAAGCTGAGCCTTAACCTTGAAGGTATAGGGCTCGTCCTGCTCATCTGGTTTCATTGCTTCTACGCACTCCCTGAACGCTGTGATACTTTTGCTCTTTGCAGCAATTACAAGAGCATCGTACACCACAGGGTCCAGAGAGCTGCGAAAGTCCTCGATTAAGCTGATAGACAGCTGTTTCGCTATCTTGTCAGTCGAGAACCGCGGTGTTGCTTTTCTCTGGTGTTCCATTTGGTTCCTTACGAGTTTTCATGAGGGACCTACCAACGACAAACGTACCTTGCGGTACGTCACGCTGCTGACAGCTCTGAACTCTAGGTCGTTGACCCAGCAGTCCAGAAGTTATCAGCATCCGTATCGAACAACATCTGCGCAAGCATCTTATTCAGATCAAGCGCAGCTGCTGCCGATAGCTCCGGGTGGACTTCGCGTTCAACACGAATTACGTTGTTCACGATGACTCCGGTGGCCAGGATAAGAGGAACGTTATAAGACACGCTCTTCGAATCCCGCGAATACGTTCCATCCGAGCTGATCCGCGGCGCGCGAAACTTCCATGTGCTAGATTGACGCACACGGTAGTCAGCGGTCGCAGGGACAACAAGGTGGACACCGTTGGGTATTGTGGTACCAGTATCGGCAAACACAATGGCAGTACCAGCCGACGCAGCTACTGTAGCGCCGGTAAGGAGGGACATGTTTTTCAGGCCCACGATCTTCTTTCGTTATTTCAACGACCTCAACCTCTGGAGTATTAATTCCAGAGAATCGATTTGCTGAAAGGTTCCCAACGGACGGGTTGTCAGTTGGGGTAGTGCTGGCTGTGGTAAACCAACTCGTCGAGACGTACTCAGGTTCATGGATTTACATGAGCCGCCTCCCGATGTGTACAGCGTAGGGGGTGGATTATTGATTTGGTTGTACGTACCAGTGCAAAGATTCTCACTGATTTGTGCAACTTTAGTCGTAACCCAATTCCCCTGCAGTGTCACATACGGATTTGGAAGGCTAGCATTTAGCCAGTCTCCCACACCGACGAACCAATCAACCACAAACGAGTAGGGGATCAACTCCCAAGCAGTAAGTACCAATCCACGCAGGTCTAAACCTGTATAGTGCGATGCTTGCTGACGAAGGAGAGCGTCATTTAGTTTATAAATGACGCCAGCTGAGACTTTAACATCCCAGCTGTGTTTCCACTCGAAGTTCCCGTGACATTGGGAACTTTTCACCCCACTGCCCTTGTAACTGTAACTTAGGCTTTGAGATGATCGTTTCACTAGTAACGGCGGTTGCCTTTGATAACCCATGACCCTGTTATAGGCTTTGGTTATGTCTTCAATGTCGTGCATGAGTGGAGTCCACCCATAACGATACTGAAGCCATGCAGAGCCCAACTGGTTGTGGACATCTATGGCAAACTGCTCTCTCCCACGCGGTGTTAACAGCGTTGGCTTGAGCTGCCGGATCTCTCTAAGACGCTTCCGATATTTTACGGTCAAGTCGTAGAAAGCATGCAGAGGACTACTGAGTAATTTCACGGTCTTATTGAATTCTGCCACAGAAACAAGTGACAGCCAGTCCGCTTCGTTCACCTTTGCGATTGCTTTGGTGAGTACGATAGGACTAGTAGCTTCAATATCGGCCTGAAACCAGCTGGGAATGACGCCTATATCTCTAAGAGCGGCAACCCAGTACCCAGAAATTTGTCTTGCTCCCCAATCGGGATGAGTTCCGAAGAAGAGCTGCTGCGACGACGTACTATTGTCTTCAGTATATCGATCGCAATCATTTAAGACAACTTCTCCACGTTTCCGCCTCGCGGCGTAATTCGCGGAGATGCAGTCGCTGACGGTAGTCTTTCGCCCCGTCTTGAAGTTGGCCAGAACTGGACCATTCGTGGAATAGACAGACCCATCAGGGTTGTAGTCG